CTCCAAGGAGAAGCGCATACAGGCAGTCCAGAGCGATGCTGAATTTGTCATCGTCAACTATGACGGACTGGACATCATAAAAGATGCTGTAATTAAAGGCGGCTTTGATCTGGTGATCATCGACGAAGCCAACGCTTACAAGAACGTAAGCACAAAAAGATGGAAGGTACTGAATTCCATCCTTATGCCATCCACTTGGGTATGGATGATGACGGGTACGCCAGCAGCGCAGACACCGACAGATGCTTACGGACTAGCCAAGATCATTAATCCAAGCGGTGTGCCAAAATTTTTTGGATCGTTTCGGGATCAAGTACTATTCAAAGTATCCCAATTCCGGTGGGTTCCCAAACCATCGGCACAGCAAATTGTACATACAGCACTTCAACCAGCAATACGTTTTACCAAAGACGAATGTCTGGATCTGCCGGAAATGACTTACGTCATGCGTGATGTACCGCTCACCCCACAGCAGACTACGTACTACGAAGAGATTCGTAAACAGATGCTTACAATTGCAGCGGGGGAAGAAATTACAGCGGTGAATGCTGCGGCCAGTCTCAACAAACTATTACAACTTTCATGTGGCGCGGTCTACTCGGATAGTGGAGAGATCATCGCGTTCGACGCCAAGAACCGCATGTCCGCATTGTTGGAGGTTATTGAGGAGGCAAGCCAAAAAGTAATCGTGTTTGCCCCATATCGTCATGCTATTGAGATCATTGCGGAAGAGTTGAAGGCTAACAAGATATCCTGCGAGATCATCAATGGCGCAGTACCCGCCAGTAGACGCTCGGAAATTTTCAAGAAATTTCAAGAAGATCCGGAGCCGCGAGTACTTGTCATACAGCCCCAAGCAGCAGCACACGGTGTCACGTTGCATGCAGCCAACGTTGTTGTATGGTGGGGACCGATTACGTCTATTGAGACTTATTTGCAAGCCAACGCTCGTGTTCACCGTGCGGGACAACATCACCCTTGCACCGTGGTACATTTGCAAGGCAGTCCGGTCGAGAAGCGTATCTACAAGATGCTGTCTCAGAAGTTAGATGTTCATACCAAGCTGATCGAACTTTATCGAAATTTTGTTTCGGAGATTGCTTGACTTTGTAAAGCAGAGGCCATAAATTAGAAGACCCACGAGGAGAATACTATGAGTGCAATGAACGCAGAAAAACTCGCGGCAATCTACGTAAAAATCCGAGATGCCCGTAGAGACTTGGCTAAGAAAGACGAAGAACTCAAGGCACAACTTGATGTTGTTGCCGAGCAATTATTAGAGATATGTAAGGAGCAGGGTGCTCAAACCATCCGTACTCCGCATGGCACTATTTCGCGCAGACTGAACAAACACTACTGGACTAGTGACTGGGATTCGTTCTTCAGATTTATCAAAGAGAACGACACTTTCTCATTGCTCCAGCGTCGTATCAACAACGCAAATATGGATCAGTTCCTTGAAGAGAACCCAAACCTTCACCCGCCGGGGTTACAGGCAGACATCGGTCAAACTATAGTTATCGTTAAACGCTAAGGAGCGCATCGTGAGCAATAACATTACTGTTCTGGACTCAGGGTTGCCAGATTACTTAAAGACCCTGCAAGTTGATAACACAACCAAAGCCCTCATGGGCGGCGGTAGCGGATCGCAGTCCAAGCGCATCTCCATCCGTGGAAGTGTGTGGCGATTGATGATCAACGGAAAAGAAGTTACGCAGAATGAAGATCGTCACTTGAACGTGGTGATCATCGCTGCTGCACCGAAGGTATCCCGCACGTTCTACGGACAGCAGTATCAGGAGAGTGGTGAAGTCGTCGCGCCTGACTGTTGGTCGGCTGACGGCGAAGTACCTGATGTCAAGGCTGCATCCCCGCAGTCCAAGCGGTGTGTAGACTGTCCGCAGAATATTGCTGGTTCTGGGCAAGGCAATAGCCGTGCTTGTCGCTACTACCAGCGTATCGCTGTCGTGCTGGCTAATGATATTGGTGGTGACGTATTCCAGTTGACGCTGCCCTCAACGTCGATTTTTGGCGAAGGGACTAACGGCAAGTGGCCGCTGCAAGCCTACGGCAAGATGCTTGGCAGCAAGGGTATTCCGGTTACTGCCGTGATTACCGAGATGCGGTTTGATACTGCTAGCGCGACTCCGAAGGTTACCTTCAAGGCGCTGCGGTTCTTGGAAGCCGATCAGCATCAAATCGCCATCAAGCAGGGCGAGACGGATGCAGCCAAGAAAGCCATCACCATGACTGTGGCAGAAGCAGATGGTGTGAAGTCGAAGGCTATTGCTCCTCCGAAGCCGGTGGCCGCTGCCCCTGCTGAGCCAGTTGAAGAAGCTGTTGTCGAAGAACCTGTGAAGCGTACGTCGAAGAAAGCGGAGGAGGCCGCAGCCGGTAAGCCCGATCTGTCCAAGATTCTTGCCGATTGGGATGACTAATGGCGACCGTTAAGGGCTACACAACGTTGATGGTACAGGCAGTTTACGATGCGAATCCGTTTTATCTTGGCGTAAAACTGGCAAAGATTTGCATCAAGTTGAACATACCTGTGGTCGATGTTGCGGAGTACCTGAACGTGAGCAGACCGACTGTTTACTCATGGTTTATTGGTAAGCGGGATGTCGCTCCTAAGTACGCTGAACAGGTACAGAAGTTAATCGACAAGTTGTCGTAAAAGTAGGTGGGCTAGGTTCGCTACCGAAAAGGGCATCGCCGTCTGCCCCTGCCCACTCTATTTGACGGTCTTTTGAGGACGGCTATGCTTACACGTAAGGACTTTCTTTCTCTTGTTCTTCCCCCACTGGGAGAAGGTGAGTCCTACTGTACCGTTGGCATCAAGGAAGATGGGGAGAACAAGGACGTTCGCCAGCGGTTTGTTGGTAGTGTTGATGAGATCTCACAACATGCAGACGAGTTTGTAACTAGTCAGTACAACGCTTTCTATGGCATGGCGAAGTATGGCGAAGAGAAACGCCGTACTACTAAGAACGCCATCGCTCTCAAGTCGTTCTACATTGATCTGGACTGCGGTCCCGGTAAGCCGTTTGTAGATCTGAACGAAGGGCTGATTGCACTCAAGGCTTTCTGCAAAATAACCAATCTGCCAAGACCGACCATCGTGAAGTCGGGTATAGGAGCGCATGTCTATTGGATATGCGAAGAAGCCCTGCCACGTGAGCGGTGGACAGTATACGCCGAGCGGTTGAAGCAACTGTGCGTACAGCACAAGTTTGAAGTCGATCCGGTCGTGACCGGCGAGGCTGCGCGTATCCTGCGTATCCCTGAGACTTTCCACGTTAAGGATCCGACCAATCCGATTCTGGTCGAAGTATTACATGTGGGGACCCAGCTTCCACTTAATGAGATCCATAAACTTCTTGAGCCAAGTCTTGAGGACTTGAACGCTAGCCCCCCGTCAGGCAGACGGCAGTTGGATGCGGCGACCCTTGCGCTTATGGGCAATGCCCAGTCGCGGTTCAAGACCATACTGGTCAAATCATTGGAGGGTACGGGCTGTGCCCAGATTGCCCACATCTTCAACAATCAAGCAGAGTTAGAAGAACCGATGTGGCGGGCTGGACTCAGCATCGCCCAAGTTTGCGTGGATCGAGACAAAGCCATTCACGTACTGTCTAACCAGCACCCAGAGTACTCACCGGAGGCTACCGAGCGGAAAGCCAACGAGACCAAAGGTCCGTATACCTGTGAAACGTTCAAGAAGATAAAGCCTTCCTTGTGCGAGGGATGCCCCCACAAATTCACATCTCCGGTGCAGTTGAGCAAGGAAATTGTCGAGGCCAGCGAAGAAGATAACAAAGTCATACAAGTTGAAGAAATTACCAAGGAAGAGCGGCAGTACACGATTCCCAAGTACCCGTTCCCGTATTTCCGTGGTCGCAACGGTGGCATCTACCGTAAGAACAAGAGCAAGGAAGACGATACCGAAATAGATGAATTAATCTTTCCATACGACTTGTATGTGGTTAAGCGCATCGTAGATCCCGACTTGGGAGACGCTTTGTTATTGCGATTTCATACCCCCAGAGATGGTGTGCGAGACATCATTCTCCCCAATACCTCTACGGTATCCCGAGAAAAATTCATGACCCTCGTAGCATTCAACGGAGTCATGGTGCTTGGAAAGAAACAGGAAATGCTGATGAATTACGTGGAAACATGGAACAACCAGTTGATGCACGAGAAGGCAGAAAAGGCGCACCGCCAGTTTGGTTGGACTGAAGGCGAGTCGTCGATAATCATTGGTGACCGTGAGATCAAGGCTACCGAGATTGTATACAGTCCACCTTCTGCGCCGACGTTGCCCAACGTGCCGTTCTTCCAGTCGAAGGGCGACTTCCATACGTGGAAAAACATCATCAACCACTATGCCACTCCCGGTTTGGAGTACCGTGCTTTTGCTTTCTTCTTGGGATTTGGCATCCCCCTCATGCGCTTCACCGGACTAGAGGGCTTCCTAGTAAACCTGTTTAGCCGTGACTCTGGCTCGGGTAAGACCACGATTCTGCATGCCATCAACAGCATCTACGGACGCCCGAAGGAACTAACTTTGGCTCCGAAAGACACGTACAACGTGCGTATGCAGCGACTTGGAGTCATGCAAAATCTGGCCGTTACGATGGACGAAATCACCAACATGGACGCAGAACATATGTCTCAGCAGGTCTATGACGTTACGTCCGGTCGTGCCAAAAACCGACTCAAGCAGCATGAGAATAGTGAGCGCACAAACAGCACTCAGTTTCAAACAGGCATGATCTCGTCATCTAATAGATCTGTTATGGACATACTGCTATCCCTAAAGGCGTTTCCAGATGCTGAACTGAAGCGTATTCTTGAGATACCTGTCCTTCCAGAACCAAACGCAGACGCTATCTGGTCGCGTACTCACTTTGAGCGGCTAAAGGATAACTACGGACACGCTATTGATCCGTACGCTCAAGCCATCGTTGGGCAACTTCCTGCGGTAATCGAATTGGTAAACAAGACCCGAGATAGAGTAGACCGCCATGCCGAAATGCGTTCCACAGAAAGATACTGGAGTTTGATTGTGTCGCTGTCGGTAGCAGGGGGGCTGATTTCCAAACGGTTGAATCTGCACGACGTTCCCATGCAGCCGGTGTTTGATTTCGGCATTAAGCTAGTTAGGGATAGCCGCAGTAAAGGCAAGGAATACATGTTCGATGCTGACGAGTTCCTGAGTTTGTTCATGCGGAACAAGTACCACGAGGTACTTATCATTAACGGCAAGCAGGACAAGCGCACCGGACTTGAGCAAGGACCGATTCGAGAACCCCGCAACGCGCTGAGCATGCGGTATGAGCCTGACACAAAGATGTTGTATGTGTCGGCCAGTGCCTATCGACTTGAATGCAACCGCATGTCTATGAACTTTGACGAGACGCTCAAGCCCTACATTAAGGCCAAGGCGCTCATCGTGCATCCCGGCAACGAGGTCATCAAGGTCAAACGCATGTTTGTCGGCACAGCAGCCAGCAACACGGCAGGAGTGCGATGCCTTTGGTTCGATACCACCAAGTTAGGCTTCTTCAATGAAGAATTTCTGATGGGCGACGATGAAAATATTCAACCTACAGATAGTGGTTGAGTGGCATAAATTTCAACCCGGTTCATCGTTTTTCATACCGTGCATTGATCGCAAGGCTGTGGAGAAATGGGTTTTATCTGAAGCTCGGCGGTTGAAGCTTAACGTCTTGTGTAAACAAGTTATAGAGAACGGGGTATACGGTTTGCGTGTTTGGCGAGTACCGCCTAGAATGTCCTCGCACTCTAGTTCTCCCTGAATGGGGACTCCTT